CGCGGCGGCCGCAGCGTGCCCCGCCGCGCCGAAATAATCCCCCTGCCGATACGCGTCCCGCGCTTTCACCGCTTGATCGACTGCGGCCGTGCCGATGTTCTCGACGGTCTGCACCGGATGTCGTGCGGCGTTCACGAGATTCATCGGGTTCAGCACCGTCGCGGCACCACCGACGAAGCGGCCGATGACAGAACCGTCCACAGGGGCCGACGAGTTCTCGGCTTCGCCGATCGCTTGCTCCATCGCCGGCCCAGCCATCCGCGCAAATTCCTCTTGCGTCAGACCGGTCGGTAATGCGTCGAGCACGCGCGCCTTGATCGCTTCGTACTCGTCTTTGCCGAGTTCGCGCGGCGGCATTACTTGCCCCTCTTCCGTTTCAGATAGTCCTCATACGACAGGCCTAGCATCGCTGGCGGGGGTGGTGTGGCGCCGCCAGCGTCCCGGTTCGTCGGCACCATGTTGGCGTAGCCCTGCATCCACTCGGACACCGCATCAAGGTTGCCGAGAAACGTCGGCAGATCCTTCGTGCCCGCACCCATAATGCTTTCCATGTGCTGCAGCATCATCGGTGAGCCGCCGCCGCGTGCCCCGCCGTGTGCGCGAGCCGCGCCGGTTTCCAGCAGTCCGACATCGGTCAGGAACTTTCCAACCGCCCGCGCTTTGTCGGTGCTCCCAAACATCTGCTCTGCACTCAGTTTGCCGGATGCCAGATCACGCCATCGGCCACGGATCGGTCCCATCAGTCCCATCTGGTCAATAGCTTTGGCTTCGTCACGGACCCGGTCGATGTGCGGCAACAGTTCTTTCGCGGTCTCGGCCATCGCCCGCGACTGGGACGTGATCTTCGACAGATCGACACCGGCTTTCGCGAGACCGGCCTGCACCGCCTGCTGCAGCGGTTTGTTGTTCGCGAGCATCGACCACTGCGTCGGATCGTTCTGAACCTGCTTCACCCAGTACGCGACATTGTCTGGATCGACGGGCGCGGCGGCCACCAGTTGCGAGGCCGGCGGTAGTGGTCGCGTGCGTCCCGTGACGTCTTCGCCGGCCGCATTCGTGCGCTTCCCCGTCTTCGGGTTGAACGTCACCTGCGCGGGTTTCCCATCGAGCAGCACATTCTCGGACTGCAGCGAGGTCGTCCGTTGGTTGAACGCGTCGAGTCCTTGCTGCTGCTGCTGCGGACTCAAGTCGTTCCAGTGTTTGCCCACGCCGAGCGCATTCGACGCGTACACGTCCTTGAACGTGTCGAGTTCCGTCTTGTCCGCCGGTCGTCCCTGGATCAACGGCGGTTGTCCGGTCTGCACGCGCCCGAGCGTCGTCACGCTTTGCTCTGGCCCCACCGTCAATGGCTTGCGTGCCTCTGCGGCTTCAGTCTGTCCTTGCTTCGTCAGTGCGTAGAGGCTGTCCGCACGCTGGCGATACTGATCCGGCGGCCAGGCATCGATCAGCGGCGACAGTTCATTGGCCATCTGCGCGAAGATCGGATCCTTGCTGATCGCCGCCATATCCGCGATCGCTGCGTGGGCGCTTGACGCATCCGGCGCGTTGTGTACCGCCTCAAACAGCTTGTCGCCGGCCAGCGTGCGTGCGTCTGACGACATCTTGGCGAGTTCTGCCGCACTCTTTCGCAAGTTCGCGCGGCTCGTCGCGCTCTTTTCCCACGCCGCTTGCGTTTCCGGATACGGCGTCAACGCCTGATAGATCGCGTCGTCATTGGTGTCGCCCGTCTCCGCGTTGCGATACTGCGGATCGCCGAGCATCTGCACGAGTTTCTGCCGCCCGGCCTGATCGCGCTGCAGCGCCTGCACTTTCAGTTGCCGATCCTGCGCGACGGATTGCAGTTCCAGCGCGCGGGCCTGCCGTTCCTGCTCGAGCGCCTGCCGCTGCGGCTGCTGCGCAATGAGGTTGGCAATGTTGCTGAGGGCCCCGCCCCAGATCTGCCCCTGCTGCAGCGTCTGGGCCGCGCGAATGCGCCCAATGTCCTCGACCGTCTGCGCGATCGAGGGTCCGATCCCGCCACCCCAATCCATGGTCGTGCTCCGTTACACGGGCGAGCGCGGCCCGTAGCTCGACGCGTTGTAGCCCAAGAGGCCGAGATTGTAGAGATTATTGAAATTGGCATTGTTCGACGCGTTCAGCGCCGACCAATACGGGAAGAACGCCTGATTCAGCGCCATGTTGGTGCCGTAGGTGCTGATATCCTTTAGGGTCCCCCCAGTTAAGAGCGTCCCGCGGGCCGCTGCGCTGTTTTCAAGATTTTTACGCCCCTCGTCCATCGCAAACTGGAACCCGGGCATGTTCTGCAGCTGCTCGAGCGTCGGCGCCTGATTCCACAACCCGCCGTAACTGCCGCCGCCGCCATACCCGCCATACCCGCCGGACCCGCCGGACCCGCCGCCGAATTCGTCGGCCTGCGAGAGCCGCGTGGTGAAGTAATTCGGATCGCTGTTCCCGAACTCGGACCACTTCTGCACCCAGTAGTCCACCGACGTCGGGTTCGGCGTGACGCCACGCGCCGCGAAGTACTGTTGGATCGCGGCCCGCACCTGGTCCGACGTCATGCCCGCCGTGAAGGTCGGCAGGGTGCTGGTGCTGGGGCCGCCGCCCGTGCCGGTCTGGTTCTGGCCGCTCAGGCCGCCTGGGCCTTCGGAGGTCGGCACGCCCGTCGTCGGCGGCGTCGGGTATTGCCCCGACGGGTCTGTGCTCAGCCCCCCGCCCGACGCGCCGGACGCGTCCCCGTCCGTGCCGTAGACGCGGAAGCCGTCGAACGGGTCGGTGGACAAGTACTGATTCGCCGCCATCGCCTTACCCTCCGATCGCCGTCCAGCCGGTGCCGTCCCAGGTGGCCGGTTGGCCGTTGATGGTGCGCTGCGTGCCGACAGCCGGCGACCCCGCGAGCGCTGCGAGCGTCCCGCTCCCGCCGTTGAGCGAATTATCGGGCACGGGCCAGCGCCCAAAGTCCCCGTATTGCCAGTGATAGCCCGGTTGCAGACTGCCGTCCGCATTTTGCCCCGGCATGGTGTAGGGCCCAACTCGGGAGGCAGGCTGTTTCGGCGTCTGGGGCCCCGCTGACGGGAGCGTCCCCGGCCCATACTGCCAGTTCGTGACCGGGGCCGCCCCGCCGCCGCCGAGCCAGCCGGTGACCGGCCCCGTGCCGGTGCCGCCGAGCCAGCCCGTGACCGACCCCGTCCCGGTGCCTGCACTGGGCACGCCCGCACGGCCGGGTCCGACCCCGGTCGCGGCACCGCTCAGCGCGGCCTGCAGCGCCTGCGCCGTCACGCCGGCGTAGGGATCGGTCGACAGATACGTCGTCGCCATACTCGAATCCTTCTAGACGGCCGCCCAGCCCTGGCCGTCCCACTGCGCGAGTTGTCCGTTGATGTACCGCTGCTCGCCCCTCTGCGCGTAACTGCTCGTCGACTGGGGCTGCGTCGGCGTCGCCGACGACGACACCGGCCCCCCGACCCCGGACGCATTCGACGTGGACGGCGACGGCTGCGTCTGCGTGGTGATCGTGGCGTGTCCCGTCGTGTCCCACGGCACCGTAATCGGCGGCGGCACCGTCAGCCCCGGAATCGGATCCGGCTGCGTCAGCGGCGCGATCGGCGTCACGGCCGGCGCCGGATTGACCACGGTCGTATTGCCGCCCTGATAGCCGGGGATCCCCATGCCGTAGCCGAGCATCGACAGCGCTCCCGCGCCGATCGTGCGATACGGCCCCAGGTTGGCCTGCGTCTGGTTGTAGGCCTGCATGAGCTGGTTCGCCTGGTCGACTTTGATAGCGGTGTTCCGGTTGTCCTGCGCGACGCCCGTATTGAATTCCCCGACATTCAAGCCGGTGTTCTGGTTGAACATCTGCGTCTGCACGCCCAAGGCGTCGCGGGCCGCTTGCAGGGACTCGGCGGACGCATTGGACGCGGCGCGCGACTGCAAATAGCTACTCAGCAGACCGAGGCCGCCACTGACCAGCAGGCTGCCGGTGTTGGACGCGAGGAACGATCCGATCCCTGTTCCGGCCCCCGCCCCCGCGCCCGTCCCCACACCTGTGAGGCCCGTGGTCGCGACGGGGGCCATGTAGGCGGGAAGCGCCTGACCAGTGGAGGCCAGCAGTGGCGTCGACGCGAGCGTCCCGGTGCCGGCCGCCCCCGCACCAGCCCCCGCGCCCGCTCCGGCTCCCGCGCCGGCTCCCGCTCCGGTCGCGCCCGCACCCGTGGCCGCACCCGCGCCCGTGGCGCCAGCACCCGCACCGGTGGCTCCCGTCCCCGTCGCCGCCGTCGGTCCCGCCACTGCTGGAGCCGTGGCCGCAGTCACCGCGGCGCCGGTGCCGAGCAGGGCCCCCGACTCTAGCGCCGCCACCGCCACCGTGCCGCCGAGCGTCTCATTCCACGGAATATGCTCCGGGGCTCCCGTCTTCGGGTTGATCCGCCAGCCGTCCGGCGTCTGGATCGTTTTCATCAGGTCGTAGTACGACTGCGCATCGGGACCGAGCGCATACCGCCCCGTGCCGCCGGTGCCGGGCAGGATCTTGGCGTTCGGATGCGCGGCGAGCCACTGCTGGACGGCGGCCTGCTGGGCCGGCGTCAGCGTCCAATTCGCGGGGCTGTAACTCACCGCCATCGTCGTCTCCTCAGAAGCTCCCCGCGTCGTTCCCGGTAAAGCGCCCAAGGACATCACGTCGGCGACGGTGAATATCGAGCCGACGATGGTGTCTGGAATGCTCACCCGCCTGACGCACGTCCAAATTCATCAACGCATTGTTCTGTTTGTTATGGTCGCGATGATGCACCACCTCGCCGGGGTTCATGCGGCGTCCAAGAGAAAGCTCAACGACGCACACATGCTCGTACATATACCCACTCCGTCGAGGCCACGGATGATGAGGCGCGTAGATTCTGATATATCCCTCTTTATCGACGAGGCGTCCACCCCGCCAATTCGGATTGCTTGGTCCTCTTTTGCCCAACGCTGAGCGCGTCGGTGGTGCGCATCGCCGACAGGCCAATGCATATAAGGATTTTTTTTCACCGCAGTGCGGACACGGTTGCTTGTACCACGACACGCGGCTCCGTCGAGGCATCTAGAAGCTCCCTATTCCCCACAATTGCCGCACGAACGCGCGGAAGTCTTTCGGCGCCGCCACTACAGCCATGTGCGTCGCCTCACGCCACTTCCATCGTCCCCATACCATAGAGGTCGAGATTGCCCGCCGCCCAGTTCGTGAAGTTCGGATCGCGCCAGAACTGCAGATACAACCCGTTGCCCTGCACAATCGGGTAGGCCATCGTCCCGGCATTGAGCGCAATTAGGCCCGACCCGACATTGGTGCTCTGTGCGGTAAACCCATAAGCGATACGCTTGATCGATCCCGGCGTGCCGCCGATGCTACTGCCCCCCAGCATCAACTGGTACCAGAGCGTACGGCCCCGCAAGAGATACTTATCGGCGCTCGCCGATCCGACCGTCCACGTGCCCCCTGACGCGAAGAAGTTGCCGCTGCTGAAGGCCGGCGTAATCCATGCGCCCTGTTCGTGGCCAACCAGCACCCAGACGCCGCCGGTCCACCGATAGGTCACCCATCCGCCGACCGCCACCGGCGTCGGATTCGCCACCAAATTCGTCAACGCGCCGGCATTCGACGCCGGACTGCTGCCATTCAGCAGCCAGAGGATCCGATTGGCCGGACTCTGGTTCAGGATCGTGAGCGTGAGCCCCGGCGCGGCGGCCGTCGACGCCCACGGGACGGACAGGTCCGACTGGCCTTGCCACGAGATGACGGCATCAGACGGGAACGGGTAGCCCGGCGCCGTGATCGAGCGCAGACCATCCTGCCCGGTTTGCGTATTGACGGCCACTTCAGGCGGGGCGGCGGATCCCGAGGGCCCCTGCGGGCCCTGTGGCCCGGTGTCACCCGGTGGCCCAGCCGGACCGACCGGCCCCGTGGCCCACGCCCCCGCGCCGTTCAGAAACTGCGTGGGGTCATTCGGGTACGGCGGGACCACCGCGCCCCCCCCGCCTTGGCCCCCGCCACTCGGCGCATACAGATCCCAGGACTGGCCGTTGCTGCGATAGAGCTGATACGGCGGGATCGAGTCGACCGCGCAGAACTCGCTGCCGACCGGCACACTGCTCGCCTGCGGGCGCTGAGCCAGCGGGGCCGGCGCGAGGATCACATCGCTGATCAACATCGCTACTTCGCCACTCCGTAACAGCGGATCGTCCCACTCGCGATCGTCCCACTCGTCAGGACAAAGCGGAGGGCGTTGACCGTCGTCGTGGATCGGTACTGCGCGGAGACCTGCACGCCGAACAGGTCGCTGCCCGTCCACCACTCCTGCAGAAACCCGGTCACCCCCAGATAGGTCGCGCCGCCGCCGGACAGATACAGGGACAGCGATCCCCGGAGCCCGCCACGCGTCGCGTCATTGGAAATGCCGCTCCACGACAGCGGCACGGCCGTATCGCTGGTGCTGCCAGTGACCTGTGTGCTGGAGGCCCGCCAGAGCCAGAAGACGTGGCTGTAGATCGCGCTCGTATCCCACGTCACGCCGCCATCGGTGGACACCTGCAGATTCAGATCGGCCCCGGTGGTGGTCGGCAGGACGTTCACCAGCTCCAGGCGGTAGTCGTCGTAGGTGCTCGAGAGGCCGGTGGTGAAATCCAACGACGCCGAGGCCGACGCCGTGTGCTGTTCGAGCAGGACGAGCGCGCCGCTGCCGCCCCCGCCGCCACTAATCGCGACGTTGCTGGCACTCGTCACGCGGCCTTTCGCGTCCACCGCGATCTGCGGGACGTGCGTCGCGTCCCCGTAGGTGGCCGCACTCACGCCACTCGTCGCGAGCGTCGCCGCCTGCGAGCCGGACCCCGGACCCGCCGTGACATCGCCCGTGAGCTGCGTGATGCCGCTGCTGCCGCCGGCACTCACCCAAGCGCTCCCCGACCACGCAAACAACTGGCCCAGCGTGGTGTCAAACCACGTATAGCCCGCACTCGGGCCAGACGCTGGACTCGGCGGACTCGGCGTGAACGCGAGCCGCTGCGTCGTGGTGCCGCTGGCGACGAAGCGATTCAGCGTCTGGTCACTCACGGGTACGCCACCAGGATCGGCTGTCCGGCGCCGTCGCTGACAAAGACCAGCGTTTGCGGCCACGGGGCCGGGCCCGTCGTGAGATACGCGCTGTAGTCCTGCTCGACGCCCAGCGACAACGGAATCCAGCACGATCCGCCGCCGCCGCCACTGATCGCGACATTACTGGCCGCCGTCACGAGTCCTTCGGTGTTCACTGTCACCCGAGCGACGTGGGTCGCGTCCCCGTAGGTGCCGGCTGTCACGCCGGACGCCGCGAGTCCGATCACCGGCGTCGTGGTCGTGCCCGCCACCGTCACCGATCCGGTCGTCGTGATCGTGTGCACCACGGTGCTCAAGGCCTGCCCGACCAGCGACGTGAACCAGCGATACCAGGGCAGGGTGGCGTGGCCGGTCGCATCGACGACCGGTTGGCGTGAGTCCGGCGGGGGCGTAATCGTGCCGCTCATGACGGGCCTGCTTCGAGGTCGACGAGACATTCCACCCACGCCCACGCCACCGGGTCGGTGCTCGTCAGTTCGACGACCCAGTTGCGCCCCTGTCCCAGTCGGTGGACATAGACGCGCTTCAGGTATTCGCCGATCTTCCCGACGTGCATGTGGATCTCATTCGACCACGTGTAGCCGCCGTCTTTCGACAGCCGCAGCATGATCACCGGATCCGTGGTCGTGGCATCGCCGAGGCCCACCTGCCCGATCAGTTCCAGGCGCTGCAGCGTCTTCTTCCGATTCGCCTCGTCCCACGGCAGCGCGAAGCGCCGGAGACGGCGAATGACATAGGTCAGCGGGGCATCGGGCGGCGGGTTCGCATTCGAGACCGTCACGATCACGGTTTCCCCCGCCGCGACCCCGAGATTCGTCTGCGGCGACCCGTTGCTGACGCTGTAGCCCACGGTCCAGCCCGCCGGCCCCGTCTCGGTGACGCTGTAGCCTGATCCGACCGGCACGGCCGTGAACGTCTGCGTGCCCCCATCGGGCAGCGAGAAGGACGTCGGCGTGAGCCCGCCCCCGGCGGTGAAGTCGAAGAGCGCGGCCGTCGCCGGCGTTGCCGTCTTCTGCACGACGATCGTGCCGGTGGTGCCGCCCCCGCCGCCGCCCGTGATCGCGAGCGGATTGAGCAACAACGGACAGCACTGCGACGGCCCGAATTGCGGCGGCCCGGCCGAATGGCCCGGTTCGACAATGGTCGTCACCACGTCCGCGAGCACGGCGCCATCACTGAGACGGATCTTCGTGAAATGCGCCGGCAACCCGCCCGTCGGTCCCGATGGCCAATGCATCACCCAGAAGACCGTCGCGTCGGATGGATCGGGGCGCAGCCGCGGCGTGCTGCCGGCGCCACTCAGGGGATACGTGTTGAGCAGGGTACCGCCCGTCGTATACCGCAGCACGGTGTCGGTCGTGTAGAACAGCAGCGATCCATCGGCGAGCCGGAAGAGGTCGCGCCCGTTATCCGTCCAGAGCGGATTGCCTGGGACGGCGTCCGAGAGCGGCACGTTACTGACCAGATCCCAGCGCCCGACCGAGATCAACTCGCTGCCGCCGACCGTGATTCGCCGGCGCAAAAAATACAGCACGGATCCGTCGGGCTCCACCGCGATCCCCTGCGCGCGATTCGTGCCGGTCGTCCCCCCAACCGCGGTCCAGATGTCCCACGACGTCACGACGGTGCCCCCAACCGTGATCTGGTAGACCCGGCAAAAGGGACTCGGCACCGATTCAGACTGCCCGACGACGTACCAGGTATCGACCCCATTGCTGGTAATGGGACCCGCCTTGTCGTAGGGGGCCGTAATCCAGGAGGATACCTGCCGGAGCAGCGTGAGCTGGCTATCGTACACGTTGAGAATCAGAAACGGCGTGGTCGGTGTCTCGGCGAGGATCGCCAGCGTGCCATCGGGGAGCCAGTCGCCCTGTTCGCTCGCCGGAAAGCCGAAGACCTGCAGGACCGCGCCCGTGGTGCGATTCAGGAGGACTGCGGGAAATCCGATCTGATCGTTCGTGACCAAAAACGAGCCGATCGGCGCCGTCGCAGGCATCTGGGCCGTCACTTCGAAGAGCAGCTGTGCGTCGGCCACGCCGCTGTCATCACTGAGCTGAAAGTAGTACGTCGTGCCGGGCGCGACGTTCAGCGACGCATACCCTCCGTTCGCGTCCCAGAGAGAAAAACAGGACGTCGGCCCAGACGGCACGACGAGCGTGAGGGTGGGAGGCGTGCCCTGCCATGCGGTCAGGACGGGATCGTAGCTGCCGGGACTGGTCCGATTGAAATGAAACCCCAGCGCGGTGATCCCCGGCGTCGGCGTATAGGTAAACCAGAGGGGCAGATGAATCGCGCTGCTGTTACAGGGCGGCACATAGGTCGTATCCGGACTACTGCCCGTGGGATCCTGTGTCGTCGTATACGGCAGGCTGCTGATCACCGTCGCCGTGCCGGGCGTGGTGTTCGAGGGGGGCATTTAGGCCAGACTCCCGACGATCGTGTCGTGATACAGATCCAGGGAGCAGCGATAGATGATGTTGTTGCCGGCGACGTCCAGCCGCGCGCCGACTAAGTGCGTGTTGAACACGAACACGTGCGATCCGGCGATGTGCGGGTAATACCGGCCCACGCGCGGATCCCAGATTCCCCATTCGTGCCAGCGGTCCATTGACACGTCGTAGACAAACGTCGTATCCACGTCGCGCGGCAGGATCAGGTGATAGAAGACGTGCCCGTCCATCTGCATGACGAACGCCCGCGCATCGGTGGGGGTGTTCGCCCGCTGGAGCCACGTTTCCACCGCGCTCGTCGAGACGCGGCGCGGCGTATAGCCATCGGCCCGAAAGACGACGCCTTGCCCGTCGTCGTTCAGGCCCATCCACATGATCGAGTTATCGATGCGGCACGGCGCGTGAATACCTTGCCCGCCGTGCTCGATGAACACGCCGGTTTGCGGCACCCAGGCATTGTTCCCGCCGCCGCTATTCATCACCCACACTTCACTGGTGCGAAACCCGATCACCCACAGTTCGGTGTGGCTCCGGATGATCGAGGAGATGTTGTCCGACGCATACGAGCGTTCGGCGACGTCGAGGCTGTCCCAGCTCGTCCCATCCTCGAGCGCCGACCACTGAAACGTGCGCGAGCCGCTGCCCCGCAGCGAGAGAAAATACCCGCCCAGAAATTCGCAAGAGCGCGTCGGCGTGAGGAAGTCCGCGTCCGTGATCTGGGACAGGGTGTTACTGGTGAGATCGAAGATGTAGCCGTCGCCGCCCGACGTGATCATGACCTGGTGGCCCGCCGTGCCATTCGAGGCCATCGCCACCGGCTGCTCGTCGTTCGTCACCGTGCCCGTGTGAATGATGCTGTACGTGCTCGTCAACTCGCCAAACGTGGCGCCGCCCACAATGAAACAGCGGTCGTTGATCTCGAACATCCCGCGAATCGGCCCGTCGGGCCACGTCGCCACCGGCGTGACGCCGGGTGTGCGCCGCGGATAGACCGGTGCGCGGGCATGGCCCGGCGCCGCGCTCTGCAGGTATTCGTTGATGACGCGCGAGACCGACTGCGCCTTCGCGTCGACGGTGTTACTCGGATCGGCGTAGGCCGGGACACTCAGGCGGGGCATCAGTCGCCCCCACAGCCGACCCGCAGCAGCGTCAGGACGGCCGGACACGCGGCCCCGCCGCCGCCCGACGGGCCGCCCCCGCCTCCGCCGGTCGGGACGATCTCGGCCACGTCGAGGTTCACGATCGAACTGCCCGAATCCATCGTGACGCTGTGGCCACCGGTGAAGCCCACCGCCGCGTTGCTGTCGGCCATCGCCAGGCCGTTGCCGGGCGTTTGCAAGGCGACGGCACTCGTCCAGGTGATGGCGCCGCCGCTGGTCTCGCGCCCGAACGCGACCACCCAGCTGCCGGCGTCCGAGAGGGTGACTGTCGCGGTCGCCGGGCCGAAAAAGCCGCCCCCGTTGCCGGTGCTGCCGACCGCGCTCACGCCGTCGTAGTCGCTGCAGATCGCCGCGGCGACGCCGCCTGCGACGCTGGCCGACAGCGTGTTCGGGCCAGAGGCCGGCGCCGCGAGATACGTCGAATAGAGCCAACGGTCGCCCGAGAACCCCGACTTATGGATCACCGTCATCGCCACCCCGGCATAGGTGATCCCGGTGATGTCGTCCGACGTGCCCCCGAAGAAGGCACACGTCAACAGCCGGTCGCTCCCGCTGCCCACCGTGTAGGACGCGCTATAGGTGCTGCTCGAGATCAGGCCGAGGCTCGCGCTGCCGTGGCGCGTGATGGCCGCCTCGCAGGGCGCCGCGAGCAGGACGAGCAGGACGGCTACTGCACGGTCCATGTCGTGCCGTTCCAGGTGCTGCCGTAGAACGCGCCCGGCTGCGTGTTGTTGGCCAGTTGCGCCTGCTGCGTCTGCCAGACGCGCTGCAGGAACGTCTGGATTTCCGCCGTGGTCGAACTCGCCGGGAAGTTTTCCACCAGCACGGTTTCGATGAACGACCCCGCCACCAGCGCGTTGTTCTGCGCGGTCGTCGCGCCGGTGCTGCCGGGCCCCGCCGTCCACGCACTGGTGAAGCCGCTACGCGGCACCGGCTTCGTGGTGCACAGCCACACGCCGTAGCGGATCGATTGAATCGCCTGCGACGGCACCGTGACGGTGAGAATGAAGACGTGCGGGGCGGCTTGGCCGGTGCCGCAGCTCGAGGCACACGGCGCCACCGTCGTGTTGCTCGGCTGCGTGAACGTCAGCGTGGTCGACGTCGGCACGGTTTCGGCCACGCTACAGACGTTCGCCGGCGCCGACAGACAGAGGCCACTATTCACCGCGAGGCCGTGCGCGCTGCCGGTCGTGACGGTCACCGTCTGGCCTGCGACGGCAATCGTGGTGATCGGGACGGACTGCGCCGCCACCGGGGCCGCACACAGCAGACAGGCGAGGAGACAGAGGCCTCGAGGCATAGTTTATTTCATCCAGATTTTGATCACGATGCCCGCGACCGCGTTGGTGTTGTCGGTGGTGCCGGACCCGCCCGTGACGCAGCCCGACAGCCCCGTCGTGAACCCGCTCCAGGGCACGGTCAGGCTGATCCCGCTGACGCCGTTCTGCCCCGCCGCCCCCGCCGGCGACGCGGCTAGCGCCGTCACCGCACCCGTCGACGACGAACAGGTCGGCGAGCTGAGCGTGTTATAGAGCCGCAACCAACTGATCGTCGTCGTCGGGTTATCGAGCTCGATCGCGTAGACGTTATGGATGCCGCACGCGAACGCATTGGTCGACGCGCTGGTCGTGAACTGGCAGAGCGTCAGGCCGTTGGTCGGGTCGCTGGTCGCGATCGGCGCCACGCCGCCCACCACCGTGACGGGGTTCTGTGCGCCCAGCGAGACGGTCGCCGCGAGCAGCGCCCCCAGCAGCGCCAGCCGTCGCGTCACGCCTTGGCCTCCCGGTGCTCGGTATACGTCCACGAGCCGTCCCGCCGCTGCGTGGTCTGCACCCACGTTGCGCCGCCATACGCCAGCTTCTTCGGCGCCGCCGGCACGTGCATCGTGATCTCGACGGGCGGCACGCGCAGCAGATGCAGCGTCACCGCGTCATAGGTCGGCAGGCTCGCGCGGTCCTGCGTGGTCGTCGCGGGTCGCACCACGGCGCCGGCCGTCAGCCGCGCCGTCGGCACCTTCAACGCAATCATGCCGAGCGCGAAGAGTTGCAGCGCCACGATCAGCAGCAGCAGCGCCAGGATCATCAGGTCAGCTCCGTCACGCGCGCCGCGCCACTGCCCGGCGTGAGCCAGATGCCGTCGATGCGGCCCGTGTAGTTCACGCCGAGCTGGTGCGTGCCGAAATAGTCCTGCGCGAGCAGTTGTTTCGTGTACGACGTCGTCGAGGCCGTGGTGCCGAACTTCAGTAGCAGCGTGCCGGTGTCGTCGTTGTAGATGTCGAACGCGAGCCGGGAGGCATTCGACGCGAGCAGCGTCACGCTCGACGCAGTCGCTGCGACGTTCGTCAGCGCACTGGTGCTCGAGGCCGGCGCGCCGCTCGCCGTGTAGCCCGCGCCGCTGCTGTCGACCAGCCGCACGGCCATCGGGTTGCTCGACGTGTAATCGAACACCGTGGCCTTCGTCGCGCCGTCGTCGCCCTGGATCTGGACCGTGCCCCCGCCACCCCCACCACCCCCGCCGCCCGCCGCGGCCGACTGCGCCGCCGCAAGCAGCCGCGCCTGCGCGAGGCCCGACGTGTAGGCCGACATCCGCAGGCGAATCACGACGAGGCCGGCGGCCGATCCGACCCAGAGGCCCGTGCTGCTCGTACTGGTGATCGCGCTCGACCCGTTCACCGCCACCACGTTCCACGTCACCCAGTCGAGCGCATTCAGCGAGCACTCGAAGGTGACCGTGCCGCTGTAGGTGCCGAGGATCTGCACGCCGACGCTGCCGTAGCCTTCCACCGGCAGCACCACCGTGTCTTGCGCCGCACTCAGGAGCCCGAGGCCTTCCAGCGCCGTCGTGCCCATCAGTGGGAGCTATCGGAATACACGTTGTAGACGCCGCCCGCGCCCGGCAACGCCGCCGGCACGCTGAGGTCGACCATCTCGAGGTTGTTGCGTTTGATGTCGCGCAGCGCCTGCTGCGCCCGCGCGTCGATCTTGTCCATCACCGGCGAGGCCGGCACGGCCCACGCCAGCGCGAGTTCGGACGCCATCGCGTAGAGGATCAGATCGTAGTAGCCCGGCGCCAGCGTGACCGGCGTGACGAGGTCGGCGAACGTGATCAGCTGAATCGCGACATACAGCACCATGCGGTAGAGCGCGCTCTGCGTCGGCGTCGGCCAGACGAAGATGCTCCCGAGCGGCGCGGTCGCGTTGTAGTAGTAGGCCGACGGGAACGGCGCCCGCAGCGTCTTCTGCACGATCGCGCTGTAGCTCTGGTCGCTGAGCGCGTCCATCCCCATTTCATACGGCAGGATCGCCGTATAGGCTTCGACCGCCGCCGCATCGATCGAGACCGGCCGCTGGGCCACCTCCCAGGTCGTCATGGGGCCGATGCTGTAGGTGCTCACGCCGTCCGTGAAGGCAAAGGTCAGACGCGTCGAGGCCGGCAGCGTCAGCCGCTGCGTCTGCATGCGGTCGAGGAAGCCGTTTAGCAGAGCGAGCCCGTCGGTCGCCATGTCGGCGTCCATCGACTCGCCCTGCCCGAGCACGCCGCACAGGCGGAACGCCTGCGCGAGCACCTGACCGGCCGTGAAGGTGATCGCCGCCATGACTCACTCGTAGTAGAGCGCGACCATTAGCGTCGCGGTGGTGGTGGTCGCGTTCACACGGATCGATCGCACGGGCAGAATCTGGCCCGCGACACAGGTGAACGACACCGCCACGCCGTTCTCCGCCACCGCGACGACGATGCCCGCGCCGCCGACATAGATCGCATCGGCGGGGATCGGCTTGGTCGCCGGTGCCGCGCTGTAGGTGGTGCCGTCGAAGTTGACGGTGTCGCTCTTCGTGATCGCGGCGAAGAGCGAGTAGCTTTCGGTGCCGCCGACCGCCATCGCTTAGTCCTCCGGCCGTGCATCCGGATCGGCCGGCGCAATCGCCCGCGGCTTCCGTCTGTGCGACCGCTTCCGCCGCGGCTGCACGTCGACCACGTGCGCCGAGGTCTCGGCCGACGCCTCGGTGTATTCGCGCTGCGCGGGCGGGGACATGCGCGCGGCCCGGTGTGCGGCTTCGGCCGCCGCGTTCGCAATCTCGAGCTGCGTCTGCTCGTACCGCGCGACGGCCGCCGCCGGAGTCAGGCACCAGCCCTGCCCCTCAGCGACCGCGCGGGCCGCCGCGTCCGGCACGACGTTCTGGTGCTCGCGGTTCCACGACATGACCGCATTGATCGCCTGGTCATACAGATCCATGCGACCCGGATCAAAGTCGTAGGCGTTCGGCAGCGGTAGCAGACATTCGCCCTTGCCCGTGCGCGGGTGCATCGTGGCGCGATACAGCATCAGCGGGTAGTCGCGCTGCACAAACGGATTGCCCGGTCGCGTGCCGGGCGGCGTCAGATGCGACGGGAACATTTCCCACTTGCGCAGCTCGCGCGCGTACTCGGTATGCGGATTGAGCACGACGCCGCCCTGCAGTTCTTCGTCGAGCGGATGCCGGTCCGGTGGATACATGGATCCCTCCTGAGAAAACCCGGACGCCGGCCGACATCCCCCACGGCCGACGTCCGTCGTGCCCCGTCAGGCCCAGAGCGGGGCGCCGACTGCACCGGTCGCGGTGAAGAGGCCCGATCCGACCATGGTCCACGCGCCGTTCAGGGCCATGAGCTGACAGCCGCCGGCATAGGAGGCACTGAAGGTGCCGACATCCGACGTGCCGCCGCCGCCGCCGAGCCCGGCCGTGATCGTCACGGTGTGCGCCGCCTTGCCGTTCGCGACGAGGTACAGGACGCAGCCGTCCATGTCCTTCGTCGGGCTGGCGAGCGTCATCGTCAGGCCGGAGGTGCCATTGAGGACCGCGACTAGATCCGATCCGGGGAGCGGCAGCGCGACCGCGCCCGACGCGCCGTAGGAGACGACCGGTCGTGCGCGGCCAACCGTCGGCCACTGTGTCGCCGTGCCCGCCGCCTGCCCCGCCGGATCCGAGGCGAGTTGCAGATTGACGTTCGCGCCCGACGCGTGCGTGCTCGTCGCCGAGCCGTTGCGCCCGCGCAGGACCGGCAGCGTCGTGCCGGTGCTGTAGGCCTGCCCGATGGTCATGACTTCGCCGTCCACCAGAGCGAGGACCCCCGGCGCCGCGCCGGTGGCCGAGGCGACGACGATCGTGGTATCCGTGAGCCCGACGGCGCTCGAGAGGGTCGTGGTATTGAGAGCCATGGCAACCTCCCTTAGCCGACCACGCGGCACGCGAGCCGCGCCTGAATCGTCGCGGCACCGATCAGAATGTCGAGTCGCGTGGGTGACTGGTCGCTCCCGATCAAGTACTGCTCGACCATGCGAATGCTGAAGCCGAGCGCCTTGCTGCGCACGACGGTGGCGTCGGCGCCCGCGTTCGGTTTCTTGAGATCGGCCATGACGAACGCGAACGCGTCCGGGTGATAGACGAGCGACTGCGGACTGGCCGTGGCGGCGAGGGTGCCGCCGGACGGGTTCGCGGCCCACACCGTGATCGCCGCGTTGTTCGCGGGCGACGCGTCCACCGTCTGCAACTGGCCCGACGTGATGATCGACGGACTGATCGGCAGCGCCGCAATCGCGCCGCTCGAATCGCTGGTGTCGGCCGTCACGACAAACTGCTGCAGGCGGCCCGTGCTCGAGTAGGACAGCGGGTTGACGCTGTTGCAGCCGGCGATCGTGATGATGTCGCCCTTCTTCAGCGTCGTCGCGCCCGAGGCCCAGCCGGTGGTGCTGATGGTGGAACCGGTCTGCCCGGCGGAGGCCATCACGGGCGTGGACGCCGTGAACGTTCCGGTCGTGTGCGTGGGCCGCACGGGATCCTGGAACCACTTGTCCACACCGAGCTGGAGTCGGCCGAACATCCCCTGTTCGTAGTTCTCGGAGATGACGGCCGTCGGGTTGAACAGCGTGCTCGAGGTGTTCGCGAGCGTCTGCATAGCGAGCGGATCGAGCACCCCGACACGGCCCCGCAGCGGCGTGGCGAGGTCGGTGAGCTTCGTGCCGGCCTGCAGATACGTGATCGTCGCGCTCGGCGTGGTGCCGGGCGTGCCGACCGCGCTGTACACGTCGCGATAGACCGCGTTGAACGCGAGCACTTCGGACGCGTTCGCCAGGGCTTCCGCGCCCGGCTGCACGTAGCGCTGTCGGATCTCGTCCAGCTGCGTCGTCGCTTCCGCGCTCGAGTAGCCGAAGGCGACGTTCTTCTGGTTGGTGAGGGTGATCGGAACGACCTGATCGTAGAGCGCCTGCAGTTGCAGCGCCTGGCCGTCGGTCACCGTGAAGCGCTGGGGCAGTCGGGCGTTGACCGTGTTCCCGACTTTCGCACCCGCCTGGATGTACTGGTCGTCGTAGGTGCGATTGACGTTCGCGAGGAACGTGAGATCGTTAATGTAGTAGCGGGCCGTCTCTTTCGTCACCCAGGTCGGGGTAGCGAGGGCGTTCGCCATGCAGGAGCCTCACAACCGCCCCGCCTTTCGGTCGCGCGCATTGGCGCGCTTGAAGTAGGCATCGAACGATTCGTCGTCCGAGTCCTCATCCGACGGGGGCGTGCTGTGCGAGGCGCCTAACGGCTTGATAGGCGGTTTCGCGTTGGTACGGACTGTCGAGGCTGCGCCGTGTCGTCCTCCAGCACCCGACAATCGTTCTAAGGTCAGTCGCAGCAACCCGGCAGCTGCAGCGTCATCAGGGCGAAGGGTCTGCGCCTGCTGCGCCAGCTGAACGAGCGTATCGGGATGGCTGCCGAGCCACTCTAACACATCGCCGCTCTGGGCGCTCGAGACAATTGCGAATTCGAGCACCGGCGGGAGCGTGAGGCCGGCGGCAGCCATCGCGGCGTCCCCGGCGTTCAGCGCCTCGCCAAACGCGGCCGAGCGCGCCTTCGTCTCGGCGATGTTCGCGGCGTGCCGCTGCAGCATCTGCGCGTGCTGCGCGGCCAGTTCGCGCTGCTGCAGCGCCTGCGCGATCTGCTGCTGATAGGCCTGCTGCTGGATCGCGGCGCGATGATCCAGGCGGGCTTCCTGATACGCGTCCCAGTCGGCGCCGGGCTGCTGCGCCACGTAGGCGTCGTAGGACTGCAGATGCGCGGGGTAGGCCACTCGCCCCTGCGGCGGCGTTTGCGCGGCCTGTGGCGGGGCTGTCTGCGCCGGCGCGGGAGGCTGTCGCAGGCGGGTCAGCTCGGCTTCGATCTGCGTCAGGCGTTGCTCGGCGCGCTGCGCCCGTTCTTCCGCGGCATGGCGGCGCGTGGTTTCCTGCGAGATGCGCGCCTGGGGGGAATCGCGCGGCTTGTGGCCCTTGGGCGACATCTCGGGGTCGTCGACAGGTTCTGACGCGTCGGGCTCGCGCGGCACCGTCGGCGGGGGGGCCGCTCCGGGTTCCACGTCGGCGGCCGACGCGTCAGGCTCAGGCGCGAGGTTCGCGCGGATCGCGTCCGCCTCGCCGGTGTTTGTTTCGATCGTGAAGTCGCCGTCGTCGATCGTGATCATGCCCATACGTGCTTACCTACCGCTTTTTGCCTTTCCCATGCTGGGGTACTTTGCGTGCACCTTGGCGCGCACCGTGGCTTGCTCCGCCGGGGTGCCGTACGCCGCGATCCGGCTGAGGGCGTTTGCGGCGTGGCTTTTGTCCGGGATCGGATACCGCCGGTTCGGCAGGGCGAAGCTCTGCGTCGGAATCGCCGCGCGTGTCTTCGCGGTCAGGCGCGCCATCGCTTACCGGCCTTTCTTCGGGTGCAGGTAGGGCCCGAGGTTCTTGTGCGGGTGCAGTTGGCTGCTCGTCGTGCTGTGGCGCGTCGGGGGGAGGCTCGACGCCGGGCGGCTCGCCAGCTGGCGCGGCGGAGTCGTCGCGTGCGGGCTCGCCGTCCCCGCCTGCACGTCCCGATTGTGTTTCGCCTGCATCGCCCGGCCCTTCGCCGTTTCCTGGTTCCCGTGCATCGCTCCCAGCTTGTTCAGCGTCCCGTACACCGCTGAAGGGTTGTGCGGGTATTCCGCTTTCAGCTTGTCCTCGAGAAATTTCGGCATCGGGTGTCCTCTCCAACGACATTTCGGCGGACGTCACCGAAATTTCGGCGGGCGGCGGAGAAATTTCGCCGGGTGTCACCGAAATTTCGCCGGGTGGCGCAATGGTTTCGGCGGCCGTGACTTGGGCGCGTTGCTGCGGCGTCATCGTCTGCAGCACCACCAGCCAGTCGAGGTGCCAGCGCTCCGCGAGGCCTTTGGCTTTGCCGACGCGGGACGCCGTGACGCCTTTCGGCGACAGACAGAGCCGCCGGACGATTTCCTGCGGGGTGCCGATGGGCAAGTCGACCAGCGTGGTCATGTTCAGGCCTCGTCCGGATCAAGCCAGGCCGACAGCGCGCAGAACGTCCACGCGGCGCCTTTCCCGACCAGCGCCACCACGAACAGCGCCTGCAGCGGCACGAACAGCAGCCAGAAGAGGACCGTTCTCACGGCACAAACTTCGTAATCGCGAGCAGGATCACCGCGACCGGAATCAGCGGATAGGCGGCCGTGACAAAGCTCGCCACCGCGAGGATCAGCGCCAGCACCGCCAAAATCTGTCCGGCTGTCATACGCCCTTCTCTTTCCGCAGACAGTGAATGCAGATCAGTTCGAGGTGGTCGGGGTGCCCCACGATGTCGCCGGTACGTCCGCAGCGGGAGCACTGTGTGTGGATCGTGCGATAGGTCGGCTTGTCCCACTCGTTGCACGCCTCGCAGAGTGGCGAATGGTCGCCGTTCGGCTTCACCAGATGCCCGTCAGGCTGCAGGGCGTCAGACATTCGAGTCTCCGGTCGGCTGCGGCTGCAGCGCGGCCTGCTGCTGCGCCGCGTCGCTCGCAATCTGTCCCTGCTGATCCGCCTGCGCCGTCGCCGCCTGATGATCCAGCGACGCCATCCCCGCGTCGTGCTGCTGGTCCGCTTGCTGCTGCGCAATCCCCAGCACCGCGTCCTGATGCGCCTGCACGCGTTCGTGCGCGTGGTCGAGCGCCTGCGTCATCCGCGCATGCACCTGGTCGAGCCGCTGCATGTGCAGATCGAGCAGGCGACTCAGCTTGTTCTCTTCGGCTTCGACAAACGTGCGCGCGTTCTCCGCGTCGATCTTCGCCTGCGTATTGATCTCGGTCGACGTCGCCTGAATCAACGCCACCTTGATCCGGGTGTCGGCGTCGATCTGCTTCTGCTGCACGTCGGCCTGCGCTTTCATCTGCGCTTCCATGAGCCCGGCCTTGTTCTTGTCCGCGAGCGGCGCGAGCTGCTGCAATTGCTGCGTCAGCATCGCGACCTGCTGTTGCAGCTGCTGCGCCTGCATCGCACCCGTCTGCTGTTCGTCCTGCACCTGCGGCGGCACCATCTTCGCGAGCCGCGCGGCAATCTGCTGCGCACCCGGGAAATCCATGTTGCCGACCCAGAGGTCCGCGAAGAGCGGCACCATCTGCGGTGCCGCCTGCGCGAGCTGGCTCATGGACTCGGCGCCTTCCTCGCGTTTGGTGGTGAACGATTTCCCGATCGTCACCGCCACTTCGTACTCACCGCGGTGCAGGTCGATCGTCTTCGCCTGCGGATCCGCCGGGTGCGTCGGCTGCGGCACGCCGCTGTCCGTCAGCCGATACGGCTGGCCGAGCATCACCGTCTTGCGCGCGTCCTCGTCGCCCTGACAGGACACGACGCGGCCCCGCCGGTCATACACCGCCGGCACGAGGTCTTTGAGGATCTTCCCCTCGAGCAGCATGGAGCAATTCGCGAGGTTGTCGATGTAGCCGCTCGTCCCCAGCTCGCTCTGCTTCTGCGAGGCGAGGATCGCCTTGCCGCTGCGTTCGTGCGGGTCGAGGTTCCCGAGCGCCACCGGCGGCACGCCGGTCGTGTCGTGGATGTAGTCGGCGGCCTTTTCCAACGAGACGGTAATCGCCTGGATCGGCTGTTCGGCGGTATTGCGCTGCGGGAGCGGCAACTGCAACGGATTGCCGGAGCCGTCGCGACTGTTCACCGGCAGATACGGGAAGCGCCGCAGGTTCAGCTGCGCCCACCAGGCTTCGTAGCCTTCGAACTGTTCCGCGTAGCCGATAAACGGCGACAGCGGCCCGAGGTGCACGGCTTCCGCGAGGCTCGAGGCTTCGACGTTGAACAGCCGCTGCGCGTCGAGCGCCGGCCGGACGATGCCGGTATAGCGCCGCTCGCCCTGGATATTCGACTCGTCCGCAATCACCGGCACCACGGGAATGAAGCGACCGTCGCGCTCGCAGATCAGGTCGGCCTGGTCCGCCTCTTTCACGAACTCCTGCGCGTTCAGCGTCGCCCAGCAGAGCACCTTCGTCGTCACGGTGCGCTGCAGGCCCGGCAGCACCTGCGCACCCGGATACGTCGGGAGGTCGGACTCGAGCACCGCCAGGTCGCCGGTCGGCGTGCGCACCGCGACCAGCGTCTGATACGTTTCCTCGAACCAGTAATATTCCGCGACGCGCACCGTGCGGCCTTCCTCGCTGCCGCCAATCCACCCCGGATGCTCGTCGCCGTAGGCCGTCAGCATCTCGCTGTCGGCGCTCGCCAGCTGCGAATCGGGGAACCGCCGCCGGTACTCCGGCAACGGCAGGTCGTCGGTGAGAAAACACCACTTGGCATCACTGAAATCCGGTTCCTGACAAAACGGATAAAAATAGACGCTGAACTGGTTCAGGATGCGCTTGTAGACGATCTTCTGGTCAAAGCTGCGGTCGTTGACGTAGTCGGTTTCGATCCGGTAGAACCCGCGTCCGCACTTGATCGCGCGGTCGAAGGCCCACTGCCGGGCCAGATGCGCGCGAGAATCGGCCTGGATGGCGCGCACGATGTCGGCAAACGCCGCCGCGTCGTCCTTGCTCGCATGCGGCCCGTCGGGCGCAAACTGCACCGACAAGCGCGTCTGCCGCTGCTGGTTCTGCACCTGCTGAATCGGCTGGCGCAGTTTGTTAATGACGAGCGACGGACGGGCGGGAACCGCGGGGAGCCCTTTGTGTCCCGAATCGAGGCCATCGCGACTCGCCAGGACTCCAGCGTCCCACTGGTCTTCTCGACAGATCGGATCCGCAAACTTCAGGTCAATCAGCTCGCGCTGGCGTTGTTTGGTTTCGGCGTCGGCGGTGACCTGGAAGCGCTCGAGGGCTTCCTCGTGCAGCTCGCGCAGGTCGCCGGAGGTGTAGGCCTTCGCCACTACTCAGCCTTGGCGGTCACCACCTGCGGGCGCACGGCGGCGAGGATCGGGCGATAGGCGGGGTTGCGGGCGGCGAGGCGGCGGAAGACCGGATCGGGGGCATGCCACGACAGGCGGCGCGTGCGCGCGACCAGGTCCGCGTGTTTGGCGGAGGGTGCGAGACGAGCGGCCCAGCCCATGTGGATACGCAGTATACGGCTACTAAGTATCCATAGGCGCGGAACAGGCGCAAGCGAAAGTTTCAGGCGTCAACAAGCGCCGCCGGATCGGCCGTCCCGATCACTTGCTCAGTTGTCACCGTGCCATTCGCCACAATGGCCGCCGCATCCGACGGCAACCATGCCCCCGCGATAATCACGCGTTTCTCAATCACGTCCGCCTTGTAGCCCCGCAATTTGGCGCCGACATCGAGTACCAGCGGCAGCCAGCGCGCTAGTTCCACGGCCGGCGGCAGCAATTCACTGAGCGCCGCCGCCACCCCGTCGAGAAAATCCCGTTCCGTCTCGGCGTTCGTGGAAATCGCGAACTGCTCACCCTGTCGATGCAGTTTGACCTGTCCTCGAATCATCACAGCCTGTCCTTTCGTGTGCCGGATACAAATTGGCGTGGCGCCGGCGCGCCCTCGTCCGGACCGAACCAATCGTCGGGGGTCGGCGGCAGCCGGTCATCGCACATCTGATCGCCGCGCCAGACCTCTAACGCATCGGGCCCGCGCTCACGCACGCAGCGGTCGCGATGCCGCATTTGTAGATTGACCGATTCCCGCGCCCGCTGCTTCTCTTGCGCATCCGCTTGCTGAAACGTCATCGCCCAGTGCATCTTCGCGGGCTTGCCGCACAGGGGGCAGTGATACCCGTTGTTCTTGACGAGCACGAGCAGGGTCGCGTCATGGTCTTTCACCCGCACCTCGATCTCTCGAACGGGACACTCGGGTTGGTCGCAATACAACTCACACGTCACGAGATACGATTCAGCCAGCACCGCACCAAGACGCTCGCAGGCGTCCTTTCGCCGGGCACTCTCGACCGCAGTCGGCATCGGGTTCGCCATTGTGCTCCTCATCCAGCCCCCATCCGGACGCGCATCTCATCAAGCTCATCCACCGACATGCCACGCCCCCAGCAACGCCACGAGGAAGAACCAGAGGCCCATCCAGCCCGTCGCGCCGGTCGGCATCCGGCCGGGATCCGCGACGCGCTCCCGCTTCCGCCGCGCCTGCTGATCCCCCGTCAACCGCGTCGCCCCAAAATTCAGCTCGAGATACTCCAGACAGTTGCCCGCAACGTAGGGCCGGCCGTGGCGTCGCACCACGAGCGTGCCGTTCGGGACAGTGGCGCAATACACGAGCCCCTCATACGGCATCGGTCGGACGTGCGGCGAGCCATCGCCGCTCCGCATCACCGCCGTGGAGGACGCCCGCGTCCAGACGTGATACTGCGGACGCGTGTTCGTGCCCGAGCGGCCAGCGATGGTATACGGCTTCCCCGCCACGACGCGTTGACTCGTCGCCCGGCCCAGTTTCAAGAACAACTCCTGCACGTCGTCGGCGAGACGCGGCGAGACGCTGAAATACGCCGCCGCGCCGCTGCGGTTGTAGGTGCCATCCCCCAGCACAGCCCCGATCAAAAACCGGCGAATCACTTCAGTCTCAGCGTGGCGAATCCACGTCGGTACGCGCTTGCTGTACTTGTCGCCGAGCGGCTTTAGCGCCATCCAGAGTTGTTTGCTCGACGCCTGCAAGCCGTCGCCGTGCCCATACCACCGCCAAGGCAAGCGCCGCAGCAGCGCCTCGAGCAGATCCCGCTTCGGCCCCGGCCTCTGCGACACCGCGACGCTGTACCCGTGCCCCGGCATGCGAACGCACGCGTTACACGATCCTTCGGCGACATACCAGCCGAGAAATTCCGCCCAGTCGTAGGGGTCCACCTCGACACGACGCGCCAAGCCAGCGCTCTCGACCTCCATCGCCTCGTGCACCGTCCCCGCCCAACGCCCAGCCACGAGCTTCACGCGGTCGGACTTCAGGACGTCCTGCGCGGCCTTGATGGTCGGCACACGGGTCGCCCAGTCGCCCGTCCAGGGATACACCACCATTCGGTGATCAGGCGTCGTCGCCGCATCTAGTGCACCGCCGAAGTGCACCAACTCGCCGGCAAAGGGCTGCACGACAGACCGCGAGGGCCGTTGAAACTCCAGCGTGTCAGTCTCAAGATTGACCGTCGCCAGCGGCGCGCCATCCGGCACCAAGGGAAACGGACACCACCCGTCGTCCGTAAGGACGTCCGTGTCCGCAGAAAAACAGTTCATGCCGTGCTCAAACCACCCGTCTTTCTTCGGCTTGCGAATCGGCTTGTTCCCGACTGAGACCAGGTGCTCGTCCCAGACGTACCCCGCCTCGAGCGCATCCGCGAGGAACGGCTCCGCCTTCGGCCCCTGCAGGCTAATGAGCAGCCACCGCGCCGGATCGCTCTCGAGCTGAAACGCTTCCCCCTCCGGCGTGCGGCGGCGCAGATGCGCGCCGAGCGCTTCGATGCAGCCGGCGCGGACGTCGGGCGCGTTCGCGTTGTCCTGCCACAGCGGGTGCCAGCCGTGCCGCTTCACGATGTCGACCCCGTTGAACCGGGTCCCCTGGCTGTTCTGGTGACTGCCGGCGGGATCGCAGGCCAGCTGCACGCCCATCGGCACCGTCGGGAACCACGTCGTGAGATACGTCTGGACGAGCGGCAGGAAGTCGTCGAGGAACAGATCCTGGCCGAGCAGCCCGCCAAGCAGGCGCCAGCCGCCGTAGTGCCGCTGCTGCCCGAAGACGACGCACGGGTGGTGCTTGCCGAAGTCGAGCCCGACCAGCAGCGGCATCCGCGGGTCGAACGTGGTGGACCCGACATGCACGGCCCGGGTGAACAGCCCCTTGTAGACCGGGACGCCGGTGACGTTCACGCCGCGCTTGCCAAGGATGACGCTGCGATACTTCGCATGGTCCGGCGGATACGCCGCGAGGGCCGCCTCGAGCAGTTCCTTTGGCAGGTTGTGCGCGTTGTCGTGAATGCTGATGCTGTAGTACTTGCGATTCGGCAGCGAGTTATCGTCGGGGAACTGGTGCGCCAGCCAGTGCGTGACATTTGGCGGGTTCGGCGAGAACGTCAGCTGATGCGGGAAGCCCGGCTGCCGGAGACGCAGGCGCAGTTCGCCGCTGAAGTCTTCCGGCAGTTCTTCCGTCTGGTCGAGGTAAATACGGCTGACGCCGAGGCCGCGCAGCTTGCTGTAGCGGCTCAGCGCGTCCGGACTCTTCAGGCCGTAGCTGAAGCACTTGCTGCCGTTGGGGAAGTCATAGCACAGTTCTTTCGCGTTCCACGTCGGCACGCCGCCCGCCTGCTGGCAAATCTGCTCGAACGTGGGCCGCACCTTGGTTTGCGTCTCGCCGTCGCCGTAGCGACCAATCCAGACGTGAATCCCCGGCTGATGTTGCAGCGTGTAGAACTCTTTCCAGAGGCACGCCGTGGTCTTCCCAGAGGACAAGCCGCCTTCGAGGTCTATTTCCGGTGTCGGATCTTTCACGAAGACGCCGATCGGGCCTTTCCAGCGCATTACGACCATTGCTTACTCCGGCAGCAGCGCCTGTTCCCGTCGAATCGCCAGCGGTTGGATGTAGTACTCGGTCTCGTCACACCGCACCGTCCAGAGATAGCCCGTCCGCGTGGTCGATCCCCATTCGTTGATCCCGAGAAAGGCACACGTCACCGTGACGGTCGGCAATTCCTTCGCGTGCAGAAAATGGTGGGCCACGATCTGCGTCAACGCGTCCTCGAATCGCTCGCAAGCACAGTCCGGCGTCCTGTCCGTCTGCCCCGCGATGTACACCACGTCCGCAGAGTCGTCATAGCGCCGATCGGTCAGGACGTTGTAGTCGTCGTCGACGTCTGGCGCGGCCATGTCACTCGAAGATGAACTTCACGGTGGTGGCAATCGGCCCCGCATTCGGGCCGGTGTGCTGCACGGGAATCAGCCGCGCATAGAGGCGGTAGAATTCGTCGCGATTGGTGCGCGCCCAGTCGGCGAGGTCCGCGGCGCCGCCAATCGTGTCGAACGCGAACTGAAACGCCTCAAGCGCGGTCTTGGTCCGCTTGTTCGGCGTCCCTCGCACGCGTCCACTCTTGCTGGGCTTAGGCGCACCCTTTTGGTATCGCATCACTACTTTCCGCTACTGTAGCGACCGTCAGTCGTTCACGGACGCGCTGGGCATTCATGGCGGCCATGCGGTCCCGGCGCCAGCACCCGCACGACTGGTAGTCGCCGCGCTTGAGCTTGCACCCCGGATACGAGCCCGAGTGGCCGCAGGCGCAGAGACAAATCCACCAGGCAACGCCGTCCTCCTGCCGGTCGAGCGCCAGCACGAACAGTCGGCCGAAGGACCGGCCGCGCAGGTTCTCAGGCACGCGCGCGCGACGCCTCATGGCAGACTCGCCCCCGGTGTGCCACGCAGCGCATTCAGCGTGGGCCGCCAGCGCCAGTCGTAGGTGTGCAGGCCAAAGCCAACACCTTCCGGCCCGTCCGCGATCTGATACCACACCGCACATTGCGCGCCCATCTCCCGAAACAGTTCGAGGTCGCCGACCGTCATGACCGCGATCTCCTGCTCGCCGAACTGTTCGGCGGTGTAGCCCCATTCGGTCATCGCGTGCGGGCGGTCGCCAATGACGCGCAGGAAATCCTCGACGTGGTCGCCCCACTCGCTGTAGGCGTGCCAGCCCACGAGGACGTCGTCCGGCCACCGGCCCGCCAGCATGGCCACGCGCAACCACGCCAACGTCTTGCGCTCAAGGTTGCCGATGCCGCCGGACACGATGCGGCCCTCGTAGCCCCCCGCTCGTAGCGTGCGATGGCTGCGTGTCACAAACTGCCCGAAGGGCCACGGACTCTCGGAGAAGTTCAGTTCGTTGCCCAGCTCGATGCCCCACGGCGCCGAGTGCGCCGCAGCCAGCGCGGCTGGCAACTGCTGAATCAGCGCATCATCTTCGCGCTCGACCAGCAACAGCGGGCCGACAGAGGGCCCGTAGACATCCAGCACCTCGACCGCGTGCGCCGGCGTCGCAATCGGCGCACGCAGCACGGGCACCGACGGAAAACTCCGGAACACCTCGACTTCGCGCGGGTCCAGCGTCGCGCCATACCAACTGCCCACCACGCCGACGGGACACGTCGGAGGCGTCATCGCGGCGGCTCCGGTAAGGGCATCCAGTGCGTCGGGGCCGGATCTTCGCCGGTTATCAAGCCGGGACCATCGCGCCAAATAAAATACTCGTAGTCGGCATCCCAGCCGAGCATCCACCGCCCATCTTTCGGTGCCGTCTCGATTGGTTGCCACCCGCTTGGGAGGGCGGCCAACTTGGCTTCGGCGGCTTCGGCTCGTCCGCGCCATTCTGCCGTCTCAGCAACTGCACGTTCGACACGCGCAAGACCGTAGAGACCTTGCAGCGTTGCCGGAGGAAGCTCCTGTGGACTCGGGAGGGCGGGAGGAGTGGAGGCCAGTCGCGCGATCTCCGCCCTGAGACAACCACGACAGTCGCGCGGATCGTGCTTGCCGCTCCGCGAATAATCATGGCCGTCGCCCCATGAACCGTAGGCAGTCGCGGCCCACGTCTCATGCGTCGTGTCACCGCGTCGCTCCTGCGGGTCCGGCAGGGACGCGGGGGCGATCACCGGGGCGGGCGGATCCGGGGGCATCTCAATCCTGCCCGATGATCTGTGCGAGGGACGCGGCCCACGCCTGCACCGCTGGCCCCCAGACGCCCTTCGGATCATCCGCATCCGTGGCGACGCTCGCCTTCATCGCCCGCTCAAGATCCGACAACGCGACGATCGCGGCGCGAATGCGAGGAAGCGGCGCGTCACCGTCAGGTTCGGGCGCCGGCTCCGGCGCCGGTGGCGTGTAGACATGCGTGTGCGTATCGTCGTCGTGGTGTAGCAGTTTGTCTTTGAGTATCATCGCAGGGCTCCTATCGCCCGCAGCGCGTCGTCCACGCTGCGCCAAATCGGCCAGTGCTCGCCCGCCCCCAGCCGCACTTGCGCCGGGGTGAGTTTCCCTGTTCCGCTTTTCACTTCCGCGGCGTACAGGCGCCCCTGGTACGTCACCAGCAGATCGGGCGCCCCGGGACTGGAGACCTGCACGATCGTCGCGCCGACGGCCGCCAGCGCCTGACGAATGGCCGGTTCCACCGCGTCCCGTTTCCGTCGCTGCCCGACTCGCACGCTTAGCCATCCTGCCGCTCGCGCTGCGCCGTGCGCTTCTCACGCGCCCACCACATCGACTCAGACGGCGTGCGCGCCATCGCCAGCCGAATGTGGATCGCGAGGTTCTGCGTGGGCGCATTCACGACGCCGCGGCACAGATCCTCGATGTCCGCTTCGGTCAGCGTCAACTCATACATGCGCGTGTCCGCTTTCCAGTCCCCGCCTGTCATTCGTGCCACCGCTGGAAGCCCTTTGGCTTCGGCATCGTCTTCCCCGCCGCCGTGAAATCAGCGGCCACGGGGGCCTTCTTGCGATAGCGATTACCCGTCTGGCAATGACACGGGCGCCCTTCGTCCACCAGGATGCCGAGCCGGTTCTTCACCGTCTGGATCAGCAGCCCCGAACCGCGGCAGGAGCCGCAGCGCGGCGTCTGCGCCCAGCCCGGCCACTCGTCTGCGGGTGTCCCCAACGCCACGCGCAGCGTGTCCTCAATCGCCTGATTGGCGGCGGCGGGCGTCGCCCCTGCCGCGAGCAGCACCCGACGTTGTTCGATGGCGTCCCGAAAGGCCCGCACCAGCGCCGAGTCTGATCGGGCCGTCCTGCGTGTCATGCAATCCCCCGCTGCCGTTCCCACTCGGCGAGTTTGCTGTCACACCACGACGCGAGCGCCCCGAACTGCGGAATGGTGCGCGAGCCTTCGGCCGCGAACGCATGATCCGTCGTCAGGAAGATCGCGGCGAGCTTGTCGAGGCGCGTATCGTCGCGCCACGTGGTGCAGAGTTCGACCGCCGCCTGATAGTCGCGACGCGGTTTGCTGTGATAGTGCGCATGGCGATGCTGCTGATAGAGATCGCCGTACCGCTCGATAAACCGCCCCGCCCGTTCGGTAATCGCGTCGTCCGTAAACGGATCACGTGAGAGATCAGAGAGAATCTCTCTGTCTTTTTTTGAAGACGGAAGACCGAAAACTGAAAAGTTGCCTGTCGGTTGCCGTTCGGTTGCCCTGTCGGTTGACGCCCGGTTGCCATTCGGTTGCCCCTCCGGTTGGGGGCTCGGTTGAACCGCGGTTGGTGCCGCGGTTGGAACCGCGGTTGAACCGCGGTTGCCGTTCGGGGGCGGGGGACTGTCGTCCGGACTGCCGCCCTGATACGCCTGCCGTAACCGCGCCGATGCCAGCCCTTTCTGGCGCTGCTGCTCCCGGTAGGTCGCCTGCTTCGCCCGTTCGTGCTCGAGCCGCTTCTGGGTCAGCCGCCCGTCGTGTTCCTGGAAGCACGGCTGCAGCGCCGGCCAGAGCTTGAGAAAACTGCGCGGGGCCAGCCCAAGGATCTGCGCCAACCGATCCTGATCCGCCGGCAGGCCGCCTTCGATCCACGCCACACACAGCAGCCGGATATACGCGCCACATTCCGCGAGCGTCATCTGCATCACGCGGCCATCGCTCAGAAAGTCCGCTGGATAAAACTGAAACGCCGGCGCTTTCTCAGTCGCCATTCAGCGCCCCCACGTCCGCAGCCACGCGATCACCCGCTGCCACCGCGACACCGGCCCCGCCGGCGGCCCGGGCATCAGCAGAAACGTCTTGAACGCGTACGCCGCGCCCTGGTAGTCCCGCAGACTCATGCCGCTACACCGCCCACAGCGTGGCGTCCTCGTCCAGCGTCAGCGCAGGCGGCTCGTGACAGGCCTCGCACAGAAACTCCGGGTTGACGCCCGCCGGCCGGTGGAACAGGTCGCACACGGCGACGGGCCAGCCGTCGGGGTTTTCGCTGTACGTGCCGTCGCACTCGACAGGGGTGCCGCAGTGCTGGCACGGGTGCGTGTGATTCTTACTTCGCAAGACGCATCTCCTCTTCCAAACTGCGTAACGTCACCTTCAGACTCCGCACCAGTTCGAGCACCAGCGCATGCGTGTTCCGCGCTTCCTGCCGCTGCGCGAACTCGTCCGACAGTTCCGCCCGAATGCGCGCCCGGTTCGCTTTCCCCTCTTCGTCCAGGCACTGCGCCAGCTTCGCGGTGAAGAGCGCATCGCGTGCCGTCACTTCCGCCTGACAGTTCCCGAGCAGACTCGTCAGCGTCATCAGCAGTTCACGCGCGCGAGCGGGGACCACGTCACCCGACAAGAGTTCCCGCTGGATGGCTTTCACCCGCTCGCGCACCGTGAGGTCGCTGCTCATGCCGCGGCCCGCTTCACCCGCGCCTTGCGACTGCGCCGCCCGCGACACACCGCACACCGCCACGTCCCGCTCTCGCGTTCCGCCGGTTGCAGCGGCGCCCGACAGTCGACGCACAATCCCAACTGCCGCAACTGATGATCCCGGCGCCAGTCGTAGGCCGGGATCACATGGCCGCACTGCGGGCAACACAGCGGCACCGGACTCACGCCGCCGCCTGCATCAACCCGCGCACGTCCTGTTCCTCGGCGTCCACTTCATCGAGGAACATCCGCACCGCGAGTTCATGCGCCTGCAGTTCCACGGTCATCGCCACGATGCGCGTCACCTTCAGGCGCAGCGCCTCCGGAAAATCTGGGTGATACGAGACAAAGTCGCCCCATGTCCGGCCCGAGAGCCACAGCAGGTGCAACATTTGCTGCAGATACTCCGCAGGAAACCCGCCGCGCAGATACTCGAGATGCACCGCCGCGCCGGGACACTTGATTTCAATCAGGCCGTCGGCGCCGACGAAGCCGTCCGGCGAGCCGCCCGTGCGCAGCTCCGGGTGCGAGAGAAAGCCGACACTCGACACCAGGGATCCGGTTTCCATTTCGTACGCCGCCCGCGCGTCCGGCTCGAGCAGCGTGCCGCGTTCCATCGCCGGCGACACGTAGCCGTTCTCTTGCGACTTGCCGGTGAGTCGTTCCAACACAAGTTGCGTGCGCAGGTTGCGTCGGCCGGCGCCCCACCCCGTCTTCGTCTTCGCAAACGCGTCGCTGATACGCGAGGCGGTGAGCCGCCCGAGCCTAGACTGAAACCAAAGGGGCGACCGCTGTTCACAGTCGATAATCGTCGCGATCATGCCCATTCCCCGAAATACTGCTGACGCGCCTGCTGATAGGCCGCCGCCGCCTCGGCCGCACTCGCAAAACATCCCAGCGCAATCGCTTTCTTGTTGACGCTAATGCGCGCCTGAAAATGACCGCTTGCCAGTGGTCCCTTGACGCCCATTGGCAATGACAACCGCTTCGCGCGACGCTTGTGATTCCACGCGTTTTGCGTCCATGTGGCTTCTCGAAGATTCGCCGGACGGTCGTCAAGAGAATTGCCGTTGATGTGGTCTACCATGCACGCCGGCCATCGACCGTGCGTCAACGCGAAGACGAAATGCGACCGCTTCCAATGCCGCCCGTTGAGTTGAATCGTCCAATACGACTTACCAGTCGACCGCAGCGACGTCGGACAGCCGGCGACCTGCCCAAGTAATTGCGCATGGTTGGACGGCGGCGCGAGCCAGAACAATTCGCCGGTGTTTGGATCCAGCGTGAATGTCGCTTCCAGAGCAGCAGTCGCAATCACGCGGACACCTTCGCCTTTGGCGTCTTCGCGTCGGCCTTGGCTTTGATGGCGTCCCATGTCGACAGCGCCGTATCTGTCAGGTGCTTCCGGAAGTCTTTCGACGACGTGCGCCACATCTCGAGCAGCGCCGGTGTCCCGGTGTCCGCGACGGCATGCAAATCGTCCAGCCAGTCGCTATAGCCCTTCGGCGCCGCGGGCGCGGTCTCGTCCGGTTCACCCTTGAACACCGGTTTGGCCACGGCCGTCGGCCGCGACGGTTGCGGTGTCGTCGCCGCGTTCCCGTCGTCGTCTTCGTCGGCCGCAATTTGCAACGCCGCCTGCAGGGCGTACCGCTTCGCATACGTCGTCGCGCTGCCGAGCCCGTGCGCGTCTTTCTTCTGCATCGGCACCGTCAGCGGCCCGAATTCGATCCACTGCCCGCTCTTGTGCGCGAGCCGTGTCACCACGGCCACGCCGGCCTCAGAACTCGTCACGTCCTGCAGCACCGCGATCCCATGTCCCGCGTACACGCGCGACGCTTCCAGAATGCTCGCGAGGTCCGCGTACTTGCTCTTGAACGCCGGATTCGTGGCGTCCTTCAGTGCCGGTCGCAGCGCCACCTGCGCGAAGGCGCAGGCCGCTGCAATTTCGTTGATCTGCTCACTCGTCGTCATCGCCCCCCCACCGTCTCTTCCTGCTGCGCCAGCGTCGCCGCTGGCCGTTCGACCTGCTCGAGCCACAGCTGGCAGCCCCAGCAGTGCACGTCCTCATCAACACGCGCCTGAAAGGCCGGGCCGACAAACGCCCCGCACACCGCCTGCTGGCGGCCGTCTTTGTCCGTCCGCGTAAATGCCGGGACGTAGTGCTTCCGGGCTCTCATGCCGCACTCACCTTGGCCGCCGTCCGCGTCCACCGGGCCTGCACCGTGCCCCGATACGCCACCGCATGCCCGGTCTCGGCATGGTGCTGATCGCCCGCTGCCAGGCCTTCCGCGTGCGCCCCGATCCCGTGCCCCGTGAACCGCCAGTCGCAGTCCACACAGCGCACCGCGCAGCGCGCCGGGTGGCCGTCACTGCGGCCCGGATCGTCACTGCGCGTCTTCCAGTCGTCGTACCCCATCGCCCCCCCCTACGCCGCGTCGCTGCGGCCCTTCTTCGCAAACCCTTTGACGGCTGGCCCCGAGAACGTCGGCGGCACCGGATACCACGGCGCGCGCGCCTCACTCGACGGCCGATCCACCCACGGTAGCGGCTCGACATGCACGTCGACGTCGGGAAACCGCCGCGCGGCCCACCGATACAGCAGTCCCGCCGTCACCGTCAGCGCCACCCCGATCGGCCCCGCGTGGTCCAGCACCCAGCCCCACATCACTGCACCCACGCGCCGGACGCCGTGCGCCGGTTCGGCCGCGGGCGGACCGGCTGATCCAGCGCCGCATGCGCCAGCACGACGTGTTCGCAGGCTTCGGCCCAGGCGGCTTTCAGTTCGCGGTTGGCCGCGATCAGGATCGCGTTCAGGCGGTCCAGATCCGCGATCCGCGCTTCAAGCGCCGAAATATGTCCTGTCAGGACAGTGTCGGCGCTGATCGAGGCCGTTTCAGAGGGCAGGGCAGGGGCGTGACCGGACAATGTCCTGTCCGGCAATTCATCCGAACATTCATTATCAGACTCTACCGGTTTTTCCAAAAAACCGAGGGGTGACTTTCGGTCGGCTGCCCGCATTCTGTCCCCTCGAGACATTCACGCCACCTGCGCCAACACGGCCTTGCTCACGCCCGTTCGCGCCGACAGGTGTTCCATCAGCGCGCGGCGCGGCACCTGGTGCCCCCGTTCGATCGCGTAATACGTGGTCAGCGGCATTTCCAGCCAATCCGCCGCTTCCTGAATCGTCAGCCCCTTATTGTGGCGCCACTGCCGCAACGTGATCGGCGCCACCGGTTCGAACGTGCGCTGCATGAGACAGACTCTATGCCTGTCCGGACAAACTGTCAACTGCTTTTCAGTAGGAATTGTGAGGGGTCCGATTTGGCGTGCAAAACTGTGTACCGCTGTGGTGCTTTTTCCGTATAGTAGTATTTACGCCACATGGCTCAGTCGACGGCCGGTTCGGCCGCGCTTCCCCTGTTCGCCCCGCCCCGCCGCCCCCGCGGCTATAGCCGTCCGGCGCGGCCAGCCGATGACATCCGGAACCGCTTGCGCGAACTCCTGCGCGACTTGCGCATCTCGCAAACGGAAATCTGTCGCCGCCTGACGGCCGAGACGCCCCGTCAGCCCTGGCAGCCGTCCCGGCTCAGCAAACTAATCAACGGGCGCCTGCCGTTCACGATCGACGATCTCACCCGCATCTGCGACGTCACGGGCATCTCGCGCGTCGAACTCTGCCGCCAGCAGGGCCGCGAATTCCTCCTGCTCCGGCAAAGTCCCGACTTCGCGACCCATATGAACTACATCCTCAGCCAGGTGAACCGGGACCAGCTCGCGCGGGCCGCGCTACGGGCGCGTCAGGCGCAGGTGCGGCTGCGGACGCGCCGACGGGTGCGGGACGACGACGACTGAATCTCGGATCGCGGCCAGCCGCCGCGCCCACGCCTGATCCAGCAGCCACTCGAGATGCGGGCCCATCCCCGGATCCAGCGTGATCAGGCGGTGCAGCTGCCGGACCAGCCGTTTCTCGAGCGGACTAAGTGTGACGCGCAGTTTGTCCT